TTGTCAGTCATTGTTACTCCTATCGCACCAGCGCCCTCGGCTGGTGACAGGCTTAGTGTTGCACAGCCCTGCGACTATTTATGTTTTATTTGATAACGAAACGATAACGATTCTGCCTCATCTACTGCATCATCAATAGTCTTGCGAACAGGAAAGATGTCTCTAACGAGGTCGTCCATAGACCTTGCCACCTACGATAAATGTGCCATTCTTCTCAATGTAAATAAGATCAACTTGGACATTCTTATTCTTGACATAGATAATCGAGAACGCTTGTTGCCAGTTGAAAACCCCATGCGTATAGTGGGCACGATTTACTTCCATGATGTGCCCACTTTCGACACCATGCAGGATACGCCCTACGCGGCCCCCAGAGGCCTCTGTGAACGATGATCTCCCAGCCCTGTGCGTGTGACCACTAATTGTACTCTTGCCTCGCCTACGGGCCCCTTCCAAGGCCGATAAACCCCCTTGTGGCTTGATTGGTGTGTGATCCCCATGAACCGCAATCCAATTAGGGGCAATAGGCATTTCGTCACGCCAAAACTTGATGCCTAATTCATCTAGCTTTAAAAACTTTTCAAACCGCAGTTCAGGCAAAGCGCCTAGTGCTGGAATTTTGCTACTTATTTGATTGTAAAGTCTGTCTGTGTGATTACTACGGATCATGTCCGTCACACCTAGTTCCCAGAGAATGTCCACTGTCATGTCTCGGTTGTCGCCTAGAGTTTGAGCAAACCAATCGGCGCGGCCTTCACTCCAACGCCCCAATTCTGTGAGGTCCATTTCGTCACCAAGGGTAACTGTCTGGTCTGCCTTAAAAGTACGAGCGAAGCGAATCAGGTTATTGGTGACATGCGCATCATGTAGAGGAATTTGCATGTCTGGAATTACCAGAATTTTCTTAATCGTCATCCTCATCTTCGTAATCGCCGAACCTTTCTGGTTCGACTGGAGATGGCAAGATCCATGCTGGATAAGACTGTGGCTCTGTAATCATGAATAGAGCTATAGACTCTGGAAAGCCAGCCTTCTTTAAGGATTTGTAGAATTCATGCAACCCAATGCAGTAAGCATCGAGTGGAGAATAACCCTCATCTACGAACTTGTTAGTTGCTTTCCTTGCCATAAGATAATTGTCACTTCTCTAGGATGCGTAAGATGGTTTCGACACGCGCTTCAAGCAAGTTAATCTGATCGCGCATTGATGAGCCAGAGTTAGGCTTTAGTTCTTGAAGGTAGTGCTTTACTAACCACCGCACCGAGCCAATAAATGAACCAATAACGGTCGTAGCAGCAACAGCAAGAACCGCCATGTCCTGCGCAGTCATTATCGTTTAGGTGTGGCATAACCAAACACGCCGGATAGTACCGACCACAAGATTGCTCTGTAGTCTAAATCGAAATTGGTTGCTGACCAAGCTGCTAGAAATGCTCCTGCTGCAAGGATTGCTGGATTCTTTAGGTTCATAGTTTTCCGCCTAACATAGGTATTTGATAAAATTCACCCAGTAAGTCAGCTTCTTTCTTAAAGCTGAAATGCACATGGTGATTGTGTTTGTTAGCCCCTGTGTACTTGCGCCACTTCCACCTAAGAATAGGGGAGCAGATTGACCCGTTAAAAATAATGTAAGCGACACGCTTCTCGGATCCTTTTTTACAGGCAAGACGAATTTGATCAACAAGGTCGGGCATAAGGTCGGGCTTGGCTTTGCCGGATAAGTCACGATCGATGTCGATGGCGCGTACCCAGCCTTGCTCATCTGGATTATGATCAGACTTACGAGCACCATGTCTGGTATCACCGATCCAACCATCCGATGTGCGGTCACGATCTGGGTAGGCATCATCGAACTGCTCACGAAGCTGAACTGCCGCTTTGCTTAGTCTTGGATTCATTAACCTAAAAGGATGGCCGCTTCATCGGCTGTAAGGCCGAGACGATCAAGGATTGCTGCGCGAGCTGTTGCTTTATCGGCTGCCTCTGCTTCACGCTCTGCTAGTTCAGCTGCGCGTGCTTCTGCTTCTGCCTCGCGTTGTAGTACTTCTGCATCGGTTAGTTCTATCTCAAGAACTTCACCTGTCTCGCAGTTGACTTCGATGCGTGTTGGATTTGTCATTGGTTCTCCTTATGAGTTCTTGATGCCGTATAGATAAAATGATGAGTATTGGACAAAAGTGCCAGTATTTGGGGTTATTGATAATGAAGTAATTGCTGAAGAATCAGACCACAATAACGATTCTAAACCTGTTCTTGCAAGTGTGGCATTATTTTCTGTTACATGATCAATACTCATTGATTTATTGGCACTACTTAAATAATTTGTCATGTATAATTCGCCACTACTAAATGTATCAGATGTAGTAGTTGATTGATTCATGTAATAAACACCATAAGATTGGGATTCATTAACGACTGTGCTGCCATTTCCATACATCCATTTACCACTTAAATTGGAACCTGAACCATTGTAACCAATTGACATGTCAACACTATTACCACTGCAACGAGAAGACCAAATCAACTTAAAATCGGTATAGGTATTAGGTATGGAAGAAAAAGTAACACTGGCAGTTCCACCTGATCCAACATTATTGGATGCTATAAGTGTGTATGTACTAGGCATAGTTAGGCCGCCTTAATTCCATAGAGAGTAAATGTAGAACCTGCAACCCAATTACTGCCCCCGACAATACTTACTTGATTAACGGCTGCTGTGTTTCTCCACAATCCAACAACAGCAACCGTATAAGAATTATCACCAATTCGAGTTATAGCTGTTTTATTGGTAGTAGTGTTTGCATAGTTCATAATCTGTACATTTATAATGTTATTGGTACTACCACCCCAACCACTAATGATGTCCGTAGTGTTTGTTCCTCGATCTGAAGCTGCACTTGAACCATCACTATAAATACGGGTATAGGAATAATTACTTCCGCTATCGCCGTTCAATCTAACAGAGTATCCAGTGTTAGTTCCTGCATTGATAATCAAAACTAGATCGGTATAAGTTGCTGGAATAGAAGTAAATGAAATTGAAGATTGAGATCCAGATGCCGTAGTTGTTGCTAATGAATCGTATGTCGCTGGCATAATTACCCCTTAATTCCATAGAGCGCAAAACGAGTATCAGTTGTCCAAGATCCGCTACCTGTTATTAAACTAATAGATGTCACAGCGCTAGTAGAGCGCCAGTTTCCGCTACAAAATAACACTAACCCTGAACTGTTATCCTCAAAACCACCAAGACTTCTTACAGTTTTGAATTTGTTTGTATCTGCATAATCAAGAATTGAAGTGACACTTGTGCCGTAAACATTGGACAACAATGATGAATACGATGTAGCAGGTAATTCTATGTAAGTATTCGAAACTCCTGCGGCAACCGAGGCTGCCGAACCATTACCCATCAAACGATGCCAAGAATAATTAGAACCCGTATCTGAGTTAAATCTTAAATTACAATCAGAAGCAACAACAGATACACGGCTAATCTGTCTAATTTCTAAATGTTTGTAAGTGCTAGGAATAGATGAAAAAGTGATAGTGCCACTTGATCCTGTTCCACTTGCGGAAGCAATAGATTCATAAGATGTGCCAGCAACACCGCCGGCGCCATCCATAATTCCAACAGAAACTCCAAACACTACGCAACGCCACCGATCACAAACCATTGATCTGTTCCAGTCTTAATGCATGAAGCTGCTTTGTATTGTGCAAGGGTAGGTGCTGCTGCTACTGCTCCAGCTGAAAGGATTGTGGTAGTGCCAGAAGTCACTGCATTGATTGTGCAGATGCCTGCGCCAATGTTGATGATGTTTAGCACTGTGCCAATAGGAAAGGCTGTAGTGGCGTTTGTAGGGATTCTAAAGGTGCTTGCAGAAGCGTTAGACTGAGTGACAAGTCTGCTGTATTGGTCATTGGTCACTGCTGTGTAGGTTGTGCCAGTCTGAGCGTTAAGTGTGTAAACAGGCAGAAAGTTCATGTCTGCTGCTGTGAGTACATCACCGCTTACAAATGGGTATGTCATTTATTCTCCTAGTATGCCAATACGGATGTGTCAAGGATACCGTATAATGTCGAATCCAAGATGAAGCCATCTAGGATGTTTTCCTGTGTTGTGAGAGTTGTGCGCCATGTGTTAGGCGTGATGCTGTGGGCTATGCCTTGACATTGGAGAGTCTTGACAATGGTAGTTCCGGCCACATTCACATTTGTAATCTGCATCGGGTCAAAATAATCCAAGCCTAGAGCTGCTGCTACCCCTGCCCCATAGCCTAGAGTGACTAGGTCAAGGGTAATTGTTTCGATTCTAAGTGTGGTGTCCTTGCGAGAGGCCACAAAGTTAGCAGCAAGGTTTAGAGCTTCTTCATCTGTCTGCATGAGCATGTCATTGGCAGTAATGCTGTGCAGAAAGAACTTATCTATCGAGTCTTGATTAGAGGCAGTCTGTGCTGTACCGCCTGTGCGTGTAACAGTTGCTGAGTTCACAATAGTCTTATCATCTAAGGCAAAGGTAATTCCTGCATAGGGAATGTCCGTAGATCCAGTGGCATTGGAAAAGACTGTAGGTGTTGCTGTGCCTGACTGATAGACAAAATCTCTATCCTTGAATACTGCGTTGCCAGCCTTGTCGAAGTAGAAGGCTCCCTGCTCTGTAAAGGTAACAGTTTCAATGGCGGCTAAGGCAGAGCGTGTTGTGGCTGGATCTGCCTGACATAGAGTATTGCCAGTCATGATTGACCTAGCACTGGATGGCCAGCCAATAGTGTCTAGGATCTTATCTACGCGTGTGCCAGTGTCTTGCCCTGCTGCTGAACCTGTGACGGTCGTTACATTTGAGTTAAAAATTAATCTAAAAGCATCTGTACAAATGAGATCGACATAGCCAATCTCTTGGTCTTTAGGGTAAGTGTAAAGGTATTCCTGAATGTAACCCTTAAAGATTGGATAGACAGTTCCTGCGTATTCTGTTTCAATAATGATTGAGCGTAGAGGAACAAGATTGGGATACAGACTGCTGGCTGTGTTCTGAGGATTCCATTCGCCCGTTTGATCAAGAATACGAACTGTGGCTGTACCTGCGAGATACTTATCCTGAAATAGATTGCGCTCTTTGCGTGTATCTATCTTAGAGACTTGATTAGACACATCTACAATAATTTGTCCAGGCTCACCTAACACACCAAAATCAAGCTGTGAAGTATCTAGGATGAACGGAGTTGCAAAGGAAGCTCCACCTGTAAGGTTGATCTTTACAATAGGGGTTGCTGGTAAAGCCATTAGTACACCGTACTGTAATTTACTGGAGTGCCTGAAGCCTGTTGTGAGTAAAGCCCTTGCGTAATAGCAGAAACTAGATCGCGCTCTGTTGTAACTGAACCAGAGACATTGACTACAACAGATGTCTTGCCAACGCCTGTGCCGGCCATGCTCATTTGATTATAGAATCTAGCCGCATCTGGGCCTTCCATAAACTGCCCTGCGTTACTTGATGGTAAAGATCCTGGTGGTAACAAACCGCTTGTTGCTCCAGTTTTTTCTAGCAATTCTCGTTGTTTTGCTAAGATGCCTTCGCCAAACGATCTGACATTAGCGAGTTGCTGGTCTTGTGTCATAGGTGCTTTGTAATTTGCAAGTTTTGCTAATTCCATAGCCATCTGCTTAATAGTTTCTAGCCATGTATTAAATGGGTTTTGAATGTCATT